CAGTACCTGTAGTAGAGTCAGGGGTCCATATTGGACCTAATTTATGATTCCACTCCAAATCCCAATCATCAGGAATTCTAAAATCTAGGGGGGTTGTACTAGAACTCATTCCAGTTCTTGCCTTAAGGATACCTTCTCTTACACTCTCTATATATGAAAACTCCCCCACAGCTACTAATTCTGTGTGGTTAACTTTCAAAGACGTTATTGCTTCTCGTCCCCCAGTAAATGCTGATGGTACGGTAACACCGGCAGCGGCACCACCAGATCCATTTGTTGAAGTAATTGCTTCATTACCATTTTCAGCACCCCAAGTTATATCTTGTACTACCTTTACGGTAGCACCTACTGCGGTTGCTGTAAAAGACCCACTACCTGCATTTATAGCAGCAGTTATTTGGGTAGCTGCTGCCGCTTCGTCACTAGAACCTTGGGCTGTTTGAACCCCTATTGCATTACCAGCAGTACTATCATTTGCTGTAATGAAAGTATGAGCATGACTTACTCCATAACCATCTGTAAGAGTTATTTGATGAGATTGCGTTAAAGCACCCGCATCATCTACAGTAATCACGGCTTCCGATGCAATATTTGCAGGATTTGGATCACCGCTAATAGTTAATGAATTCAAAGGTTGTGAAACATTAATTGTTCTACTTAACGATGTTGCGGTCATAGTTACTCCTCATTACTTTTTAAGTTTACAGAAGGTTTTCCATACTTCTTTAATAGCACTATGAATAATAGCATGATTATTAGTAGCATGGTCAGTAAAGGTCATATCTGTACTACCGGGAAGAACAGTACCCGGACCCACCATACCATATTCACCACCAGTAAAGTTGGTAATTGTAGCTTCTCCACCGCCGATTGCATGGGCAATCGTTGTGTTACCTAAAGCTCCTGCCTTCTTTTGCTTAAGAGTTAGGACACCTGCATTTTGAGAAACAACAATTTTGCCATTATGGCCTGTTCCAGCATCAAGAAGACATTCATGGATTGAGGTAGCAATTCCGCCAACTCCGCCAGTATCTCTATCAAATTCAATAGGATCTGCGGTAAGGTCTTCAGCACCCTTTGCCACATATACCTTAGTTGTTCCTAATCCAGCAGCGGCATCTGTACCATCTTCTGAGATAATAGTAATTGTCTTATCTGCTGTAATAGTCCCAAGAACTGTAATGGTTCCGGTTGCGGCAACTCCAGTGCCACCCGAGAAACCTTTATAACCAGACTCGTTAATGCCATTCATTTCTCCATTAAGACCCGAAACAGCAACGACATCCTGACTAAAGCCAGTGATATCAATTTCGGTGTTTCCGTCAGTTCCCTCAACATCTTGGGTAAGGGTTACGATGGCACCAGAAGCTGATGCTGTAATAGTACCACCATGACAAGCTGCTGCTGCTCTATCTGTAGCGTTAGCATCGTTGATGCAAGCGGCAAGAGAAGTGGCAATGTTTGAGTTACCTGTAACACCAGCGAATTGCTGATCGTTCAGACCCTGTGATCCCTTAACGGTATAGGTAATTTCTGTTCCAAATGCATCAGTAATCTTGATGGTTTGGTCGTTGGTAATAGGGAATGAGGTTGCTTTAAACTCAATCTTTGCTGTAGCAGCAGTTCCGTTCCTATCAAAGGGATAGGTATCTTGGAACCAATCTCCAAAGTCAACATCATCTCCTGTCCTTGGGAGAGCTACGTCAATCTGTGCATTAGCTAATGCTTCTGTATCTGGTTTTGATGTCGTTCCAATTGAAGAGCCATAAGCACCAATTGTTTCGACGTATTCTGAACCTGCCATGATTATGGCTCCTTTCGAATGGTAAGTTATTTCTTACGGGTTGAATAAGATTTTGAAGACACCTTTTTGCCTGTCTTCTTGGCATATGCTTTAGCTGCTTTTTTACCTTCCTCGGTATAAGCAAACTTTTTCTTTCCTACTGTAGGCATTTTATTTCTTCTTTCCTTTTTTCTTTCTTCTTCTTTCTGGATTGGGATCTAGATCGGGAGCGTAACCACCGCCCGGAGAAAGCCCCGGTAACTGAAAATCCTTAATCTTATCGTAAATTGGACGAAGGGGGTCGGGGATAAAAGCACTTCGGTTACTGGTTGAATTCTTTTTTCCTAGGCTTCTAGCTCTGGAGCCAGAACCTAACTTTTTTTCTTTAGGCATTTTTTATTTCCTTATTGGGATAGATTTCCTTGTAGTGTCTCTAAAACTCTTGGGTCTAGATCTCCTAAAAGTCCTTCTAGTCCTCCCGCTTGAGACGCATTAGCAGCTACTTCTTGTCCTATAGCACCTGCCGCTTGTTCTCCAGCAGCACCCACGACCTGTTGTCCTAATTGCTGCTGAGCCATTTGTTGTTGTTGTTCCATCATTTCTGCTTTTACTTCTTCCTCGTTCTTAACCCAGTTATCTGGATCAAACCCTAGGGCAGTAACCAATGCTTTTCCGTATTGATCCCATCTAAACATCATAGCAATTTGCTCGGGAAGGTTACGCACCATTTCCCCTAATTGCATTAACTTGTTTAAATCTGTTTCTCTACTTAACGCCTGAAGTCCTGTTACAATGTCTACTGTTAAAGCCCCATCTTCAAAGAATTGTTCATATAGTCTTTCGTCAATGGCTTCATCTGCAATCATAACGTAAATTGCTCTCTTTACTAAGGGAACAAATAGATCCCTAGAGATAGAACCAAAAGCTCCTCCTAATACTGTTTCCAGTTCTTGTCCAATCATTCTAATAGCTGTTGCGGTAACTCTATCTCCCGATGGAACAGCAGCGGACTCTAATAAGAAAGCTCTACCCATTTCTCTACGCATTGTTTCTACTGCGGAATTAGTAGATTGGATTTGAGGAGTCATAGTTGAAGAAGGACTTAAGGTAAATATATCTTGTTCTCTTGCGGGAACATAAGTACCGTTAGGGGCGGCGGCTACGTCATCTATATCAGTGATACCTGCTGGGTCTACCGCAATCCAGAAGGCTGATCCTGCTGCCATGCCCTCTATAAGAGCCTCTGAATAAGCTTCTAAAGCAGTAATATCCCCAATAATATCATCACAATGAGATCTCCCGTAGTTGTCTCCTACGGTACAGCCCCATCTTAAGGGAATATAAGGAAGCTCAGTAAACTCACCTGTTTCTATTACTTCTTCGTCCTTTTCTTTGGTTACTTCCCATATATCCTTATCCTTATTATAAATACACTGTATGAAAATAGGGATGTATCCTTTTTTATTATATACGCGAGATCCACTGGTGAATGTATCATACTCGTTAATATCATCATCTGCCTCGGGCTTGAGTTCAAATTCTATAAATATCAACTCTTTAAGATTCCCTACTACATCTCTTCTAGTTACATAATGATCCAAACGAATAAGCCTAGCTGACATATCGTCTTCTAAGATAAATAGTACATCTCCTACAACAATCAAATGCTGTAAAGCTAGGAAAACTGTTTCTCTTAGGTTTTTGGATTTTAATTTAGTGTAGATCTGATCTGCCAGTACCTCTAGGTAATTATCCATCTCTACGGAAGGGGTTACACCATTTTTTAACGAGAACCTAAAGAAGGGTTGCTCATTCAATGGAATTAATGCGGATAGCATTTTACTAGACATAGCGGTAACGCCTCTAGCTGGTATGGAACTGTAAGGCTTATATAATGTTTCCTCTTCTGTATAGGATTCAGGAGGAAGTAGAATAGGTAAAGTAAGCCGTGAACACTCTCTAGCAAGATCTAGTTTCCGTTGCCTTCTGCTATCGAGTAATCTAAACCTTTCCATTAGAGATTGTTCTGACATTTATGTCTCCTTATGCTCCACGTTCTGTCTGTCCTGATGATCGTGGTCCTTCTTCTTCATCCTCAGGAATCTGCATAAAACCCATGCCCTCTACAGTAGGACGATCCATTACTATTTCTTGTACATCAGGGGTACCCGCTACCTCTGTTACTTCTACTTCCTTAGCCGAAGCTTGTTCCATAGCTTGGATAGTTTCCTTTTGGGTTTTCTCTATAGCCTGCTGTTCTGCCGCTCTTGCCTTAGCGGTTGCTAAAGCTGCCTCAGATTCAGCCGTTGCTGCTTGTTTTTGTTGCGCGGCTAATTGCAGTTTAAATCTTCGTTCAGATTCTCGTGCTGCTCTTTCCGCATCTCCGCTACTTCCGCCGCCACCAGTTGACATAATTTATCTCCTTAAATAGGTCTTTCTTCAATTTTATTTTCATAAAAGCGTTGCGGTAATCCAGCCGTTACTGCCTTAGTTTCTAGTCCTGCTACTTGAATACTAGGAGTAGATATATTTTTAATCTTTCTAGTCTTAGGCGGGGTTGAGAAAGTTACATCCTTTTCAAATTCCCCCTTTGATATACCCATAGCACCTACGGATTTCCTAGCTAGAGATGTAAGAACTTCTTTTAGTTTTTTTCTAGATTCCTCTATTCTTCCTCTAGCGGCACCTACTTCTATTTTAGATTCTGCTTCTGCCCCATAAGTACCTCTAGTATATCCGGTTCCCAACCGAGCAGATCTTCCTCTGTAAATTTTTCTAAGGAGTCGTGCTTGTTGGCGTTCCCATCTTCTAAAGCATTCTACACTATTGAATTCGTGTGGAGGATTACAGTCGCCTCTATTAAATAGTCCCATTACAGTCCTCCTCTTATTTTATCTTGAGCTTTAAGAATTTGTTTAAGTTTATTAATTACAGATACCTGCCCAGCGTTCTGGGCTAGTAACTTTATAAACTGATCTGTAGGTACGTCCGGGTCAAACTGAATCGGAGGGTACATTTTTTCTAGTTCTTCTATTAGTTTCGGGTCTATTCTTGGAAAGTTCTTCAACCTTCTTCTCCAGTTCCTCAAGCCTCGAAGTCCAGTCTTTAATAATCATGGACATTTCTGCTTGGTTCAGGGGTTGCGCTCTATCGAGCTTAAATTGAATATTAGGGTTAAGTGTCATATCATTCCTTATTTCATTAAGTCCACAACTTCGCATGATCCCCCTTGACAAGCAAGGGTGTGGCTGTTTGTAGTGGTGTCTTCTTTTTCGTAGTTAGATAGATTACTCCAATCTATATGATTAGGCATCTCTCCGTTCATCAGATTAAATGTCCTAGCATCACATACTTCAAACGGTGCTTGATCGTATACATGATCATCAGCAGGCAGAAAAGAAATACCCGAAACGTATTCCCAGTTATCCCATACCCATTGACCTATAGATAAGAACTCGTCATCGTGATAAGAAACAGTTACACTAGGCTTATGCTGACACCAATACTTCTGGTAAATCAACCACAGATCTAGGTGATCAAGAGCCTTGATGTTTTGTTGTGTTACTGTATTACATGGAGCTTTCATGGGGAATGAAAACACCGCCGTAGTGTCTGGTCTTAGGACACAGGGTTCAAATGGAATTCCTGAATCCTTCATAAACTTACACAGGGGGTCTTGAAGATCCGCCCTGACTCTTCTAATATAATAGTCACTATATCTCGGGTGAAGACCTGAAGAAGTATTAGCAACGCATGAAGTAGTGCCGCTTGGCTTACAGCAAGTAATGGCCTTACTGGGAGCGATGTTCATCTTCCTTGCCCATCTAAGGTTTGTCTTTACGGCTTCTTCTCGAAGTTCCTCTAGGACATAAGAAAGTTTACCCTTACCAAGCTGTCCACTCATTAGCTTGCTATCGTAGATACCCGTAAAGGATACTCCGAGTAGTCTCTCCTCCTCACAATTTTCCTTAAACTCTTTTCGAAGATAAGGGAAGTAGGTAAAGGAGGACTGAATCGTACCCGTAATAGTAGCTTTGATAACCTTCTCTCGTAATGACTCCAGATCGTCTTCTGGTCTTACGACTACTTCTGTGAGATTACAGAATTGATAAGGACGCAGGATAATTTCAGAGCAGGGATTTGTACCAAACTCTACACCCTCGGTCTTTCTTCCACACTTCTCCGCAATAGCAGCCATAGCTTTTCTATTACAGATACCTCTCTCGCCAGATCTTGACTCGTAGAGGTGGGACCATTCTTCTAGGTATTGTCCTAGTGTTGGCTTATTCTTATATACAGCCGAGTTATTGGCTAGGCTTCTGTGTCCCGCTAGATCCCACCAAGGGCCAGACTTAGCCTTAGCCATTTCGTGGTCCGATACATCACTCAGGGAAATAAGGGCAGACCTCCGTACAGCACCAGCAATCACGATTTCTCCGATAAGGCATACAATGTCGTGTACCTCAATAGATCTAAGCTTACGACCTGATGCATTATAGAACAACTTCACAATATAGCGGAACAGTCTTTCTAGTGGTTCGGGGCCGCTTGCACGGCCACCAAAGGTCTTTAGCCTTGCTCCAGCAGGACGAATCAACGAAGTATCCCACGTAGGGTGATTACCTTCGTATAGGCTATTCATCAATTCCTTTAGGGCATCTGCCCATCCGGCTCGGGAGTCCTGAACCATAATTACATTTTCTGTCTTAGTTATTTCTTCGGGTACTACTGGAAGCTGATCGGTATATTCTCTTTCACAAGAAAACCCAACACCAGTACCGCAACACAAAATATATAAAACTTCCGCAAATGACTGCACATCTTTGATGGGTAGATATGAACAATTATAGAACACGGTATTATCTACATCAGATGCTATTCCGGCACTCATTAACGCTCTCATTGATGGGAAAACTTCTAAGTTTTTAGTAGCTTCTCTACAATCCTCTATCTCATTAGCCATCTCAGAGAAAGCCTCGATACCCCAGTCCCATGCGTTTGTGTCTATAATATAATC